ATTATTGATATTCACTCCAATGTTTTTCTTTAACCAATTTACCTTTTAATTTTGCTCTCAATCTTCCCTTTAATACTTTTATTCTGTACTTTATACCGTCAATGGTTGTGTACATCCAACCACAATCGTGTGGTTCTAATTGTTTCTTAAACCACTTATTTGTATCTTCTAATGTTTTTATTTGATTTTGTAATTGTGCTTTAGTTGACATAAATCTCCGTTCAAGTTGAATAGTGGCGATTTCTCGCCACCATTTTATATACTATATGTATATTAGTTTTTGTAAGCGAAAGGCGTACCATACATTTTTTGTATACCAGCAGCTATAATAGCTTTAGTTGGTGTACCTACTCTGTAAGAAGTACCTTTTGCTGACTTGTTGATATAGATCATATTACCTTGTGATCTTAATTTATCAACCATCGCTCTTGGCGATTGAAGGTCAAATCTGTTTCTCAAAATTTTCCAAGATACAGAGTCACCTCTATTCAAAAGATTTAATACCTTTTGAGTTTTGCTCAAAGTAGGTCTTCCGACTCTACCAAAAGCTTTCTTTATAGATTTAAACATTGTTTAAGTCTCCTTTTTTATTATTCACTATTTTACAACCTGCAAAGGCGATTCCAGTTGGAATTCCGTTAAGCTTTATCATCATCATCTGTTTCATCTGTAAAAAATTGGTTGGCACCATTTGATAGGTCGTCAACTTCTTCTTTTACCTCTTTACTAAATGGTCTAGTTGGTGTACGTCTTGCTTCTATTACCCTACTATAATCTATTTTAGCTGATCTATGACCGTTCTTTAATTGTTTTATATCTACTAATTTGTCTGTTAAGGAGTGAGAGGTATGTTTCATTCCAAAATCTCTGTAGATTAAACCTCTTAATGTGTCTACTACCATAGCCAAGTCTTTTGTAAATGTTATCTTATCTGTTTTTATGGCCATATCTAGAAAACTGTTTATTAATTTCATAACTATATCATCTACAGCAGATTCAATATATTGTTTTGTTTGCTGTTTCTTTAATTGATCGTTAAGTTTGTTTTGAATTTTTTGACTTTGTTGATCTTTACCTACACGCCTTACAATTTTATTAGTAGGAAATTGAATAATGTTTTTAATATCGTCATCACTCATAGTCTTGTAACTTTATAAAATGTATATTTAACTGTCAATTCTTCCCATGCTCTAATATTTCTTAATGTATATAATGTATATCTATCACCATCAACGGACACCGTTTCTTTAACTTTTATACAATTAGGTTTATCACTATGATTGATAAAACCTCCTAATGGAGTTCTTATAAGTTCATCATCAACAACTATATGTGATAATCCTAAATCAGTATCTTTCTCAATAAACTTATTTGTAAATACTCCTAGGCCTTCTATAGAAGATTTTTGAATTGTTAATCCGTCTGGTAATGGTTCATATGCCATTATAGTATATCTCCTTTGAAATTTATCTTACCTTCTTCTACAAAATACTCTAACAGTTGGTTATAACCACCAACTAATTGCTCGCCTATCTTCACCTGTGGCATTGATTTTACTTTTTTACCAATGTCCTTTAACATAGCGTCAACAGACGAAAATTCTTCCATCTTTTTTTCTGTGTATTCAAGGCCAAGCTTAGTTAAAAGTTCTTTGGCCTTGGTACAAAAGTGACAATTGTTTTTACTGTATATTACTATTTTCATTGGATTCTTTCATTAAGTTTTCGTAAGCTATGTCTGCTTTCATCTTAACGTTATAAGAATCTACAGCTTCAGAAATAGTGAAATTATACATTTTATTGTATTCACCCATTGGCAATCTTAAGCCAATCCAAGCTCTGTAATATCCATTTTTAGTCATTGTGACATCTTTAGCAAAGATTTCATAACCTCTAACTGGTGTTTCTTTAATTAAGTTTACAATTGTAGACTCAACCTCTGATACCGTTGTCTTGTTATTATTCTTTCCTAGTTCGGTAATGAATTGTTTGCTAGACTTATTCATTTCGCCTTTGATAATGTCGGCTAACTCTGCTTTTGCAATCATCATACCTTTTTCTATTGCTAGATTAAGGTCTGGCGATACAGCAGTACCAACTCCAAAGATACACATTTTATCTTTTTCTTTACCAAATCTTGGCGTGTCACATGCTTTTGATTCAGAAAAATCGGCCATGTACCATTTTGGTACTTGATTTAATACTTTGCCTTTTTCTGATTTTATTTGATAATTAGAAGAACAATTGGAAATCAATAGTCCTAATAATACAACTCCTACGAGTTTTATCGTTTTTTTCATCATATATTTAATTTACCTCACTTTTAATAGAATACACCATTTCGCTAATTTTGTCAAGTCCCATTTGTACATAGTCCAAAAACTCACCAGCTGAAATTCCAGTGATTACTACGAATAAGAGAGATAAAATGATTAAGTTTTTAATCATTGTTTTACCTTCCATTCACCGTCCTTGTTTAAACATGTTTTTCCGAACGACTTAAAAACATGATTTTTTCTACTATACCATCTGCAATACTCTGGTGTTGCAATGTCTCTATAGTAAAACTGAGCAAACAGTTCCCAATAACTAGGTCCGTCTACTTTCTTCCTACCATCAGCACATTCAAGGGTTTCTTCTTTTATTATATTATTGCCTTGTTGCTTGATAATAATTTTTACATAACAATATTGATCGGCGGCATTTTTTGGTTCAATTGTCGTTATCTTATCGTAATAAACCTTACCTTTTTCTTTTTCAACTTGTTCAATCTTCTCTAATACTTCAATAGTTTTTTCTACTGTAGATGATACCTCTGTAGATGATACTACTTTTACCTCTGATACTGGTAAAACATTGCCTGTTAAATCAGCTGTCACTCCTTCAACCTCTGATTTCGCAACATCGGTTATCATCAATATAGAAAAGGCCATAATCGTGGCCATTAAAAATTCTTTTTTATTCATTTCTCTCCTTGTACATAAAATAACCACCCATAACTATACCTGCAAGTATTATAGTTCTTAATTCTATAGGTGATGACCAAAATATTTCAAATATTTCTATCATTTAATTTCTATTCCAATCTAATTTTTGTACTAAAGGGATCATAATATTTGGATCCGGAAATACTTTCTTGTTTATTTTGTTAACTGATATAGTTAACCAAACTAACATTACTATTATTACACCCTTAACTAATATGTCTAGTTGTTTCGTCATTTGCTCCTAACTTTGTTAATGTATCGTTAATTTCATAAAGTTCATCACTCAATGGTTTTGTTTCACCTGAAAATTCCATTTCGTCCTTTATTTCATCTTTTCTTTTTTTAAGATTTTGTATTGTTGTATTATCTGCCATAATTTCCTTTATCACTTGCTACAAGTTTACATTGTGATTGTATATCTACTATCATATTGTCTACTTCAGCGTCACGCTCTGGTGACTTTGGTTTATTATATTTTAATTTATATAATCTATCACTAACAGTTTTTATACCATTAATCTTTTTACATAGGTCACTTACTTTATGTATCATTGTTTTAACTCCACCCAACGTCCATCTGGTAATTGACAAGCAGTACCAAATATAACTTCTCTATTAACACCGCCTATACCAATTAATGGCCATCTATTTGTTATATCCACTGTAGCGTCATAATCTTTACACTTAAATGGACCCTCTAGGTAAGATCGTGTCACTTTAATAATACCTGAATTTCCTGTTTCACTATTATACCAATTAGTATATGAAGAACCATTAGGACCATTGTTTAAATGATCTACGAATACAGCATTGTGTACATCATAATCTGAATTGTACATAATTTCTGCACCAGCAAAGGCACCAACTAAAGTACAACCAGCGACAACATAGGGATCACTTACTCCCATTTCAATACATGCACCAGTAGTTGTTGTAGCACCTAAAACTGCTCCTACTTGTGATCTATTTGTAGAAGCACAATTTGTAAGTGCTAAACCGATTAATAATATTAGTATATTTCTAATCATTACTGTTTTATATTAAACAATCCTTTAATTTGATCTATTGTTTTAGCTAATTGAATTTTACCCTTAGCCCAATTTTCTTTTTGGAACTTTTTAGTTTTTTCAATTTCCATAGACAAGTGATTACCAATCTTCATTGGAACCTCTGAAACTGACTTACCAAATTCTTTTAGTGTCACTTTAGTGTTCTCATCACTTTTTGCCATAGTTGCTGTCATTAAACCAATTATGGTCATTAACATCATCATTGTTCTCATTTTTCCTCTTTCTTTGGTTATTATATTTGTTCTTATATAATTCATTATAACACTTTTATTAAAATTATGGTTTGCATTATTAACAACACAACTGGAAGTATAGTTCTAATTAATTCCATTATGTGATTATACTCATCTAATTTTCTTTCTAATTTATTTCTTTTCTTTTTCATTAGTACCAATCCCTTTGAATTTTTTCTGTTTTCTTCGTAGTTGTTCCTGATTCAGAAAGGTCTTTAGCTTCATATTCTCTTTTTTCTTGTCCCATTTTTTCTGCATAAGTCATTCCAAATACTGTCTTATAAAAATGGTCTCTAGGATTTGTTGATCTATAAGCTATCTCTAAATTATCAAAGTTAATATCAACATGTTCATAATAATGTGGTTTTGATATTTTTAGTTCTTTATGGTCTACACAAAATTTAATTCTATTTGTGAAATAATCATTTTCTTTGGCGTCTTGGTCTTTTAATTTGGACAAAGCTATATCTTTTTTCTTTGCCTCTGCAAATTCTTTGTATAAATTCTCTTTATCGTATCTAAAACTCATTGTAATCCTTCCGTTATATTGTTTATTTTAATTAGGCTATCAGGAACCCTTATAAATGGCAACCCTACAAGAAACACTGTATTTACTTGTTTTTTCACTCCTGGAAAGCGCCAGGACACGCCAGGATCGCTTTTTCTCGCTGTCTGCATACTAGAGTACCCCCTCTCCAAAAGGTAATACTAGCTGTTTCGCAACTTGTGGTTGTACTTTATCTAGTCTATCTCCAAGATTTTTAAGTCTTGCTGGTAACACTTTAGTTACATTACAATAGGTACAACATACATCACCTGAATGGTTAAGTACTTTCTCATCACTATCATTTTTTCCAAGTGGTGTTGGATTATGGTAATCCATACCATTATCAATTTCTATTTCGCATATACAACACTTCATTTGTTTTGTCGCTTTCATATTTTACTCCTATTAAAAATCGGTAAGTTCGCCTGTAGCTAATCTACTAGACTTTGCTTCTTCTTCTTTCATATATTCTTCAACTGCCTCAATATCTTTTTGATATTCGCTTATCTTCTCATCAATCAGGTCTTGTGTTGGTTTAAATACTATATTCTCTGGTAGACTCTTCTTGATCTCTTTTAAGTCTGCAAGTGGTCTATCTAAATCGTGACTTATTGCCATTATAAGGCCTCCTTGTCATATGTAACAGTTGGTTCTGTTGCGTCTTCACTACTCATTAATAATATTACATAATGTATAGCTTTTAATAAATCTTTTCTATTTCTACCATTTTTCTTACCAAATCTAGCAAGGTATTTAATGGCATTTGCTTGGCAAAAATCTTTATCAATACCTACTGATCTTAACAAATCTTGTACCTGAAAACCTTCGTCACCTGTAGCGTTAGATACATAATGTTGGTCATATGTTGATTTAATGTAATCTGTTATTTCTTTTATAATTTTATCTTCGTTATATTTCATGTCCTCTTTCTTTACCATTGTAAAATATTCGCTGTCAATATTAGAATTAACATCGTTGGTACAACTATACTTAATGGCCAAAACTCTAAAAATTGTAGCCAAAGTGGTGGTTGTTTATTTTGTTTTTTTATATCTCTTTTAATTTCCATAATTAGATTATGAAGTGGTTCGCCTTTTTGAAAATTAGGAAAATCCAAATCACTCAATAGTTTCACTTGATTATATGCCTCTAATACAGTTGTCTTTTTTAGTTCAACGTTTACAGTTTTCACTATTTACCTAACTGACTTTCTGCTTCTAAATTATTTGAAACATCAACATCTGATTCTTCTTTAGTTCCATAAACAACTTTTTCTAAATCGCCTAGTGGATCCATTTCTTTTTCTTTTTCAACAACTTCGCCTTTGTCATTAATGACATCGGTTTCTAAAGCATATGTGTCTAGTTCAACATCGCCATTTTCTTTGGCATTTTCTAAACCATCATAATCGTCATAAACTACTTTAGCTACATATTCAGTATCACCTGACTCTGTATAGTTGGCGTCTACCATATGTGTTTCAACACCGCCTTTTTCTTCTGCTAAGTCTTTACCTATGTTTGAATAGTTAATACCTGCGTCTGAAAGCAATGTATCTGCCTCATCTTGGTTTTTCGCTAATACATCTTGCTCTATGCATAATGTATAGTAAGTTTTTTTTCTGTATAGGTTTTTACCTATATCGTCTTGACCAATAAATTGATCTGTTATATCATGTTTACTCATTATTGTACCTTTCTCCATGCATATTTTGTATTTTTGATCTTACTTTTAGTAAGTTTAGGATTAAAATCCTTTCTTAATGATTGTCTGGCATATGCTTGACCATAATCATTAAATAAATTCATATCACCTCTAGCTGTTTCACCAAATACATCTTCATATGTTTGGTAATATTTCTTTTCACTAATCAATTGTACTTTAGTTGTTTTAGCAAAATTAGTAGCTGTTTCTTTATAATTCCAATCTAAAAATTTAACAATCTTTAATTTCATATTATCATTAAAGTATTTCTTAAACTTATTAGGTACATTTCTATATACAGTTTCATATGCATA